GGGTTTATACGCTGGCCGCCTCATCCGGTGGTGCTGCGATCGACCTGACCTCAGCCGGTACCGGCTTGAATTTCCTTGGCCAGCCCGGCATTAACGGCAGCCCAGGCGAACTGCCTGACGGCATCAAATCCTGGATGCTGTTGCGCTGCGACAGCCTTTACTCGCATCGCGGCGAAACCGCCAACACGCGCGGCACCATCACGCCGCTGCCGTGGGTTGATCGCCTGCTTGATCCTTATCGCGTGGTGCTGATGTGAGCGCGGTAGAAATAACCTGGCCGGATGTCGGTGAGCTGCAACGCCGCGTCACCGTCAAGCGCTGGACGGATGCTGCCAATATCGGCTTTGCTATTACGCCAACCTATGATGCAGGCATTACCCGCTGGGCTAAATTACAGCCGGTTCGAGGTGTCGCTTATTGGGGCGGAAAACAGATCGGCGAGGAAGTCACGCACATCATCTGGCTGCGCTATGGCACTGGTTCTAAGCCTGAAGACATTACCGGCGAGCATGTGATTGAACATACGCAGGGCAACCGCCGTTATCGCGTGGTGCGTGCGACCAATGCCGGAGACGCGCAGAAATTCACGATGGTGGAGTGCAAGGATCTGGGGGCGATTACATGAGTGGAATAGATGTAAGCATAAAGGTCGAAGGCTTAAAAAAAATTCACTTTGAAAAGCGTGAATTAAAAGCCGCGATTCGTAAAGGTGGTTCCGAGGTTCGCAGAGAGGCGAGAAGATTGATTGCTAGTAGGGCGATATCGTCGGCTGGCGGATTCCCAGGTAAGGATACTGGCGCTATGGCTAGATCTATCAAGGTTACGGTTGGCTCTGGTGGTGGCTACGCTAAAGTCATGCCCTACATGACAGAGGAAATGCGCAGAAACACAACGAGCAAGAAAGATAAAAAACCAGATTTCTACCCGGCATACCTTGTTTACGGCACCAAGCGCGGCCTTAAGCCGAGAAAGGATTTCATGGGGGCGGCGCTGTTTAACAGGCGGTCATTTGTCCGGTCTGCAATTAATGCAGCATTAAAAAAGGCTCTTGTTGAAGGATGAATCTAAACCTTGTCATTGCCCAAATCAAAACCTACTGCCCGTCGTTTGTCGGGCGTGTGGCCGGGGCAGCCCGCTTTAAGCAGCTGGATGAATCAGCCAATCTTCCGGTACCGGCCTGTTACGTGATCCCGCTGGATGACAACCCCGGCGAAAGGATGAGCGGCAACGATGTGCGCCAGTCATTGGTCGAGTCGTTCGCCGTCATCGTCGCGCTGAGCAATACCCCGGACGAGCGCGGCCAGGCGGCTTGCAATACTGCGCACGATACCATCCGTGCCGAGCTATGGAAAGCTTTGATAGGCTGGCAGCCTGACCAGTCAATATATCGTGGCGTTGAATACCAGGGCGGCAACCTGCTGGATCTGGACCGCTCGCGGCTCTGGTACCAGTTCGATTTCGGGGCTTACATGGAAATCACGCCCGACGACGGCTGGCAAGGCATCGAGCTGGCGGCATTGCCGCATTTCGATGGCCTTAAAATCAATGTTGATGACATCGATCCCGCTGCCGACCCGAATCTGTCTTACCCAGGCCCAGATGGCCGCATAGAACACACCGTAGTCTCACCCAAAACCGGCAATCTGCCGTAATTCAGGAGTTTTTTCATGTTATTAAAACCCGTTGCTGGGCGGCAAGTGCCGGACCCGGATCGCGGCGACAATTTGCCCGAAGCAGGGCGAAACGTCGAACCGCATCAATACTGGCTGCGCCGTAAGGAAGACGGCGATGTAATCGAAGTGGCACAACCGGCAGAAGCACCGGTTCCTGCTGAAACCCGGAGTAAATAATGTCCGTATCGTTCAACCATATTCCTGCCGGCAACGGCGTCCGTGTGCCGCTGTTTTATGCGGAAATGGACAACAGCCAGGCGTCCTATTTTTCACAGCCGCTGCGCTCATTGCTGATCGGCCAGAAACTGGCCGCAGGTTCGGCAGCTGCCAATGTGCCGGTGCTAGTCAGCACCACCGCGCAGGCTATTGCGTTATTCGGCCGTGGCTCCATGTTGGCCAGAATGCATGCGCTTTACCGCCTGTCAGACCCGACCGGTGAAATCTGGTGTCTTCCTGTTGCCGATGCCGGTGCGGGCGTTCAGGCAACCGGCACCATCACCGTGACCGGTCCAGCCACCGCAGCTGGCACCATTAATCTTTATATCGCCGGGCAAAATGTGCAGGTGGCTGTCGGTTCAACCGATACTGCTGACGCTGTAGCCGCAGCGATCAATACCGCCATCAATGCCGCCACCGATCTTCCGGTCACGTCAACCGTTGCCACTAATGTGGTGACATTGCTCTGCCGCTGGAAAGGCGCAACCGGCAACGATATTACCGTGCTTGATTCATTCCGTGGCGTCGCCGGCGGCGAGTCATTGCCGACCGGTGTGGCGCTGGCTTATGTGGCGATGGCGTCCGGCGCTACCAACCCGACCTTGACCAGCGCCATTACGGCGATGGGCGATGACCCTTATGATTTCGTTATTCACCCCTACACAGACTCAACCAGTCTGGATGCGATGGATACTGAGTTCGGAGATTCATCAGGTCGTTGGTCGTGGTCTCGGCAGGTTTATGGCCATTGTTACTCGGCATATCGTGGAACTCTGAGTTCGTTGGCGGCGGTGGGCGATTTGCGTAACGGTCCGCATCATACTGTGTGGGGATTTGAGGCGGATTGCCCATTTCCGTCATGGGAAGGGGCTGCATCATACGGAGCCAGAAACGCAGTCTTTATCGCTGCCGACCCTGCGCGTTCAACTCAAACTGGTGAGTTGACAGGATTGTTGGCCCCGCGTGCCGGAAAGCGGTTTATTTGGTCTGAGCGGAATTCGCTGCTTTCGCACGGCATCGCTACTAGCTACGTGGTTTCTGGTGTGCTTAGGATTGAGCGGGCGATTACCACCTACCAGAAAAACACTTTTGGCCAGCCAGATCCAAGCTATCTGGATTCTGAAACCCTGCACACGGCGGCTTATGTGTTGCGCTATTTAAGCAACGCCATCACCAGCAAATACTCGCGGCACAAGCTGGCCAACGACGGCACGCGCTACGGCGCAGGCAATGCCATCGTGACGCCTGCGGTCATCCGTGGCGAACTGCTGGCGGCTTACGATGTGCTGGAGGATTTGGGCATCGTCGAAAACAAAGACGCGTTTGCGGCGCATCTGATCGTCGAGCGCGACTCGCTTAACCCGAACCGGTTGAACGTATTGTTCCCGCCGGATTACGTCAACCAGCTGCGCGTGTTTGCTGTATTGAACCAGTTCCGCTTGCAATATTAAGGAGTAAAGCATCATGACAAAAAGAGTTGCAGGCGTCTGCTATGTCAAAGTGGACGGCGATCAATTAGAAGTCAAGGGCGGCGTCGAAGCGCCGATCTCACAGGTTACCCGTGAGCCCGTTTTGGGCTTGGGCGGCGTGGCAGGGTTCAAGGAAACCGTGCAGGAACCGTTTTTAAAGGTGTCATCCATCGTGCCCAAGACTTTTCCAATCAATACGCTGGTTAACGGCACCAATATGACCGTGACTGCCGAACTAGCAAACGGCAAGGTTTACACCTTGTCAGGCGCTTACCTGAAAGGCGATCCCGCCATCAATGGCGAAGAAGGCTCAATTGAGCTGGAGTTTTCCGGCACGAAAGGAATATGGCAATGAGCATAAAAGTACCTTTATCCAAGCCCATTACCGTCGGCGATGCCGAAATAAAGGAATTGGAATTGCGAGAACCCGGCGTTGAGGACGTTATCGAACTTGGCTATCCGTACCTGATGATTGTCGGCGAAGGAGAAACTAAGATGGAGATGCGGCCCAAAGTGGTCGTTAAGTATGTGTCAAAATTGGCCGCCGTTCCGCCAAGCAGTATTAAAAAATTGTCCATAGCCGACCTATCCAGGCTTAATGGGGTGGTAATGGATTTTTTCGGGGACGAGGCGGAAACGTCTCAGACTTAACCGATAGGGCGTTTGAAATCGCCTATTTCTTCAAAATCGACCCGGCGGCGGTGCTGGCATTGCCGCTGAGTCGCTTCGAACTGTATGCCGACCAGGCGTCACGCATCGCAGACCTAGTGAGACCACCTAATGTCTGATTCAAAACTTAGTGTCCTTATCACCGCTATCGACAAGTTGTCGCCCGTGCTGCGTGCGCAGGCGAAAACGCTGAATAGTTGGAAACGTCAGTTTGCTTCGGTAGGCCAAGGCGCCATGCCAATGGCGGCTGGGTTGAGTGCGGCTGTACTGCTTCCGGCAAAAGCATTTGTCGAGGCGGAAAATGCGGCAACCTCGCTCGAAAATACCTTGATGGGAAAAGATGGCATCTCAGTCGGTTTTGAGGGCTTGAAAAAGGTGGCTGTGGAGTTGGGAAACCAGTTGCCAGGCACGACTGCTGATTTCATGTTGATGGCGTCTCAGCTGAAAGGGTTGGGTGTCGAGACTGATACTATCGCAGGCGGCGCTTTAAAGGCCGCTGCGTATCTAGCTGTAATCGGCAAGGATCGAGGCGTGACTTATGAGTCTGCCGCCGAAGCGATGGGCAAGTTGGGCAAGTCATTCGGCATTGCCGCCAAGGATCTGGTGCCGTTTGCCGATACTTTGCAGCGGGCTCTGCATATGGGTACCGACCTGACCGAAATACAGTATGCCATGGCGAAAGTGTCGCCGGGACTGAAAGCGATAGGTGAGCAGGGATTGGGTGTCGCCAATGACTTGGTGCCGTTGGTAGCGATGTTGACGTCAACCGGCATGTCCGGAGAAACGGCCGGTACCGGGCTTGAGAAAGTCATCGGTGCTGCGGCCAAGAAAGGGAAATTCACGACAATTCCGGCGCTGGTCAAGGATCTTGAGAAGCTGAGCAAGCTGTCGGACAGCGCCAAGCTGATCAAGTTGCAAAAGCTGTTCGGCGAGGAAGGCGCAAGAGCAGCGGCGGTGATTGCGGCAGGCGGTTACGCCGAGATGGCCAGGAAAATGGAAGCGCAGGCCAACATGCAGCAGCGCATTAATAAGTCGCTGGGCACGCTGGGCAATTTATGGGAGGCGGCGACGGGTACTTTCACCAATGCAATGGTGGCTTTTGCAACGGCTTATGCGCCGGAACTTAAGGCGCTAGCTGATCGCATTAACGGGTTGTCTGAAAAGCTTGGTAAATGGTCAGATGAGAATCCCAAGACCATTAAAATGCTAACAGAAATGGCCGGTGCTTTTGTGGGTGTCAAGTTGGCGGCATGGGGTGTAGCGGCAGGTATTGGCCTGATAACCGCCGCCATGAAAGCTAATCCGATCGGCCTGTTGGTTCAGGCGATCGCTATCGCCGCCCCGTTCATTTATGAGCATTGGGGCGAGATTACTGAATTCATGAAAACAACATGGAATGATGCGCTAGTCTGGATCGATGCAAAACTTCAGATGTTTGTTGATGGTCTATTGCTGGCCGTTAATGCGGTCAGATCGATATTTAATTTTAGCGATATCACGGTGACATTGCCTAAGCTAAGCAGTGGGCTTTCCACTGGTGGCGCTTTAGGTGGTTTTTTTGATAATGCGAATGAGATAGCCGCGCACGGCATGAGAGCGCCGGGCGCTAAAAGTCCGGTAAAGCTTCCTGTCATGCCTGCTGTCAGTGCCAATGGTTTTGGCGGTTTTGTGAGTGATATTGGGCCGGGTATTTCGTCTTCCGCGAATCAAAGCCAGGTAAAACCTCCGGTCATGCCCAAAATAGATACCAAAGGGTTTGATGGGTTTGTGAGTGATGCCGGGCAAGCCAACAAGCCTGCTGCTGCAAATCAAAGCCCACTGGACAGGCAGCGCATTGTCCAAGCGTCGGCTCCGGCTCAGCCGGTCAAAGGCGCCATTGAAGTGAATTTTAACAATGCCCCGCAAGGCATGAGAGTCGAGCCTACCAAGTCGGGCGGCAACGTTAACGTCAA